CTTCTGGTCTAAGAACTTTTCTACCAAAAACGTGTAGTCCTCTAACAACATCAGAGAATGATTCAGTTGAACGTACCACTTCAGTCTTTGCGATGTGAGACGCTGTAGCAGAAGCAGAAATATGACCTGCCATAATAACGTTCTCAGAAGCGTCTGTAGCGACACCTGATAATGTTACTTGGTCAGTTCCACCTGTGCTGTTTAAAGCTGTAGACTTGTAGCAAGAAAAGCCTGCAAGTGTACCCGGAGTTGCAAGTCCGTTTCTTAGGTTAGAAGTTGCATCACCAGTTATATTAACTTCAGCAATCTTATTACCTGCTTGAAACATCTTCTCATAGAAGATTGGAGGAGCAACAAACCATCTATTCTCTTCTGGTACAGATTGGTCGTCAAGCACTCTAGCCATTAAAAGCATAAGGTTGATACCTGCATCATCTGTCTCTACGTTAATAGGGGCAGACGCTGTACCTAAAGCTGAATTAGTAGTTGTTAATCCACCTGATAAACTTGCATCATCAGCACCTGCAAGACCTGCACCGTCTGATAAAGCTTGTAGTACGTTTGCATCGTATTTTCTCTTCAAAGAAAAAGCACCTGAAGAAGTTGCTAATGCTTCAA